GTCGGCCCGCGACCCCGTGGCGCTGCTGGAGTCCTGGCGCGAGCTGTTCGCCCGCGACCCCATCGGCACGAAGATCGACATGAGCCGTGCGGCTCTCCCCAAGTCCGTCCAGGTTGCCGACGTGGGCGATCTGGTCAAGCAGTTCGCTGGCAAGCCGGAAGAGTTTGCCAAGGCGATCAACGCTCGCATCAAGAAGTGATCCACTAGGAGGAATCACCCCATGCTTCAGTTCTCTCCCAATCTCGTCGCGGGCGGAAACATCAATCCGTACCGCATCGTCAAGATGGACACCAACGCCTTCACCGGCGTGGCCTCCACCGCCGCCGCCGACTACGTTGTCGGCGTGACGGACGGCTCGACCAAGCGTTTCGACTCGTCCGTCCATGCTGCTTCGGGCGACCCGATCAGCCTGCAGCCGTCTAACTGCGTGCAGATCGAGGCGGGCGGCAACATCACCGCCGGTCTCGGCCTCATCGCCTCCACGGCTGGCGTGGCCATCACGGCTGCGGGCGCTGGCAACGTCCCCCTCTTCGTTGCCCTTGAGGCTGCTGCCAGCGGGCAGATCTTCTGGGCGTACCGCCTCCCGGCGACCAAGGCACTCTGATCCAACTGACCCAAAGGAGGTCAAGCCATGAGTTACGTGACTGTCGGCGGCGGGCTCAACACCTACGTCCCGTCCACCAACGCCCTCGCAACGGGCGCTCTTCAGGTCGAGTTCACCCGTGCGGTGAACACCTTTCCCATCACCAAGTACGCGCAGATCGTCCCCGTCAACCAGATGACGGGCTACTACCTGCGCCTGAACTCGGATGACAACGTGCGAGTCACGGACATCAACGAGTTCGCTTGGCCCCTCGGCAACGACCGCCCGGTCGGCAAGATGAACGAGCACGATTTCGTGTCGTTCACCTGCTCGCGCTTCGCGTACCCGTTCTACATCCCGAACGAGACCGTGAAGCAGGCCGCGTGGGACGTTGTGGCGCAGCACGCTCGCGCCAAGGCGCAGCTCGCCATGACGGCACGCTCCATGCGTACCGCGACCGCGCTCACCACCTCCGCGACCTTCAACGCGGTGGGCAACTACTACGCCACCGGCACGGCGATCTCGGGTGGCGCGTGGACGGCTGCATCGGGCAACAACATCCAGAAGGGCATCCAGACCGCCCTGCAGCGCATTGCTCTTGCCACAGGCGGCGCGGTGCGTGGCGAGATCGACGTGATGATGGTGATTAGCCCGACGATTGCCAACTCGCTCTCGCAGACTGCGGAAGTTCGTGACTACGTGAAGAACTATCCCGCTGCCCTGCCCTTCCTGCAGGGTTCGGATACCTTCGCCAAGTACGGCCTCCCGCCGAACCTCTTCGGCGTGCAGCTCGTGGTCGATGACAGCGTGAAGGTCACGACGAAGAAGGGCGCGGCCAGCACGACCCGCTCCTTCGTCTACGGCGACTCGGCGGTCTTCGTGAGCCGTCCGGGTGGCCTGGTCGGCGTGGAGGGCAGCACCTCCTTCGCCACCTGCCAGATCTTCGCGTTCGAGGACATGACGGTCGAGAACTGGGACGATCCCAAGGATCGCCGCATCGAAGGCCGCGTGATTGACAACAGCACGGCGGAAGTCGTTGCCCCCGTGTCGGGCGTGCTGGTTGCCGACGTGACCGCCTGATCCCGCCTAATCGGCACGGGAGGGCAGGGGCTTCGGCTTCTGCCCTTCCCGCGCCGTGGGAGCTGCAATGCCGTCCTACGCGACCTACGCCGATCTGGAAGCATCCATCGACGCACAGGTGATCGCGCAACTGTGCAGCGACCAGGGTACTCCGATGCTCGGGGCGAACCCGGTGACGGCCTACGCCATCGAGCAGGCCTCGGGCATTGTCCAGGCCTATGCGCGTGTCGGGAGCATCTACACCGACACCGACCTGACCACCCTCTCGGCGGCAAGCGACCCCGTGCTTCGCGGCATCGTCGTGGCCTTGGCCGTCGAGTTCCTCTTCCAGCGCAGGGCGATGAAGATCACCCCGGCGGTGGACGAGCGCCTGAAGCGGGCCTACTCCATGCTGGAAGCCCTGCGGGACGGCAAGATGATCTTCGGGGCGCTCCAGAAGGCTGCGGACGCGGGCCTGCCCGAGGTGCGGGCGACCCCGCTCCAGACCTACGCCTACTACAACGGCGTGTCCACGAGTATGTTCTTCCCGCCGCGCAAGCCGAACACGATGCCGGGAGGCTGACCCGTGCGCCCGCAATGGGACGGGTGGCAGCGCCGGGTGGCAAAGGCTCTCCGAGACCCACGGGTGCGCGACGGGATCGCCATGTCGATCCAGCGGTACGCGAAGGCCCACATTGCCAAAAGCGAGGGCCGGGGGGACGGCGGGCGGGCATCGCAGCTCGCGCCGCTCAAGCCCGTGACGGGGCAGTTCTGGACGAAGCGCAAGCCCCCTGCCGATGTCATCCCGAGCGCCACGAGGGAGCGCACGGTCACGGTGACCGTCAAGGGCAAGGACGGCAAGGCCAGGGTGCGGACGAAGAAGGTGACCGAGTACCTGCTCACCGGGGAGTCGTACCGGGCGGGCGGTCAGCCCCTGCGCGACACGGGGAACCTACAGCGCAGCATCACGGCGAAGGCGGCGCTCGTGGGGCCGACCCGCGTGGAGGTGACGCTGGCGGGTGCGCTCTACGGCATCTTCCACGAGATGGGCTTCCGCACCGGCGGGCCGAACTTCATCCCGCTGACGCGCAAGGGCAAGCGCGAACACGCGACCGGGCGCAACCCCAACGCCGAGGGATTGACACGCGGCAAGGACTTCATCATGGCGTGGAAGGGCGTGGAGGTTCAGAAGCGCCCATTCCTCGTTCCGACCAACACGGAATGGGCCGAGATAGCCCGATCCATTAGACTAGGACTCGCACGAATCCTGAAAGGACGCTGACCGATGGCAACCGCAATCTTCGTCGCTGGCCCAACGATGATCCAAGTGGACACCGGATCGGGGTATGTCGATCTCGGCATGACGGACAACGACAACCTCCCGCAGATCACCTACACGGACAACATCCACGAGATCAAGACCTCGGCATCCGGCGCGGCCCCCGAGGAGATGGTCGTGCAGAACATCACGGCCACGATCACGGCCACGCTCGTGAAGTGGGATGCCGCGTACCTCGCCAACCTGCTGGCCGACCAGCGCGGCGCTGCGTACCAGGCCACCGTGGGACGGCTGCTCGTGAACGACGGCGGCGTTTTCGGGATCAAGATCACCCCCACCACGGCGGGCAAGACGGGCTACAACTTCTCCCGCTGCTACCTGATGGGCGATGCCGTGACGCACTCGCAGTTCGGCAACGTCGAGCAGCGCATGGGGCTGACCTTCAAGGCCATCCCGAACGCCTCCAACGTGCTGGCCGCGACCTTCACCACCTGACCATGATCGACCTGAACTCCGACAACGACCCCCTCCTGTTCCGCGTGGAGATCCCCACGGGTGCGCTGATCCTCCAATGGACGGAGGTGCTTGCGGCCATCGGCACGCGAGCGGAGCAGCAACCCGGCATCGAGGAAGTGGCTGCTGCGATCCGCAAGATGGCCCGCACCCCCGAGGTGGCGGCGGATGCGCCGGATGCGGTGCTGTTCGCCGTGTTCGTCCGCATCGCAAAGGCGGTCGAAGCGCAGGGAAACTGACACGGGGAGCCGCCCTGTTCCTGGCGACCTACGGACGGCTCCCCTCCGAACTTGACCCGGAGATGGCAATGGGACTCGCGCAGAACATCCCCATGATCGAGGCGCGGCAGACCCTTGCGATGGCGCAGGCCATCGGGATCGCGTTCGGCTCGGGTGAGGGAGCGGAGCAGGCCATCCGGCTGGCGACCGGCAGCGCCGACCTTGCCTTCCGCGTCAGGATGCAGATGCAGCACGAGAAGGCGGTGCGGCAATGAGCATCCAGAGCAACGCGACGATCTGGCTGGCCCTGCAGGACGCGATCCAGGACTGGATGTTCCAGTCGGGCTACGGCAACGCCGTGTACCTGACCGAGCGCCCCGGCGACGAGATGCTCGCGCAGTACGCGGTGCAGATCGTCCCGAGCGGCGACAACGCGCTCCATTGGAGGAGCGGCGTGGGGCTGCTTGAGGCCACGATCAACATCACCGTCTGGTGGCGCGGGCTGCAGGACAACACGAACCGGGCCACGGAGCGCATCGCCGGGAGCGACGGCATCGAGCAGTTCATCGACGGCCTGCGGACGCTCCTGATCCAGAACGACCTCGGCGGCAAACTGACCATCCCCCTGACCTGGCGCAGCGGCGGGCAGGTCGAACCCGTGGACGAGGCCGTGGGCTGGATGCGCGGCACGGAGACCTTCGTGTGCGCCTTTGAGATGGCGTGGAGCTGACCATGCAAGACCTCGGCAAGATCACCATCGACGTGAACGAGACCCCCGGCGATGGCGGCATCGCCGCTGCGGGCGGCGGGGACAAGACCGGCGGGTTCAGCATGGGAGCCACGCTGTCCCAGGCAGGGACGGCCATCGCAGGGGCCATCGTCCCGGCCTTGGCGGTGGCAAAGGCGGCTTTCGGGATGCTCGTGAGCGCGGTCAAGAAGGCCATCGACGGCCTGATGGCCATGCACCGCTTCATCATGGACTTTGCCGATGACATCCGCGAGTTCAGTCCCGCGATCCAGCTCGCGGAGATGCAGAACGAGATTGAGGCCGTGCGGACGAAGATGGGCCTTGCGGCGGGGACGGGCGCGGCCATCGGGGCGCAGATCCAGCAGGCGGGCCGAATCGAGCGGTCGATCCTGCAGATTCGCGGCTTCATCGCCGGAATCGGCGCGGTGTTCCTTGCACCGATCACCAAGGCCGTGGCCGACCTCATCGAGTGGCTCCAGAAGTTCCTGCCGCGCATCATCGATGCCATCGCGGCGATCCTCGACGGCATCGGGAACTTCATCGGCACGGTGCTGCCGGGGTCTGGGCTTGCGCGGATGCTCGGCATCAGCGACACGGCGCTCCGCAACGTGGCGCAGTCGTTCTTCCAGATGGCCGCAGACATCCGCGCCATCAAGAACAACACCTCGCCCATGCAGAACTACACGGCCCTCAACCAGCCGTTCATCGATGATCTGCGCCTCATGGGAGCAAAAATCTGATGCCCATCTCAGACGGAAACGCATGGGTGGTGTTCAGGTGGGGCGGCACGGACTACTCGCTGCCGTATGCCAACATCACGGCCTACGAGCAGAAGCCCATGTACGCCGAGGACGGCTACACGCTGAACCGCTACGAGGTGACCGTCCAGGGGTCGGCGCTCGTGTCGGACGGCACCAGCACCTTCACCGACCTTGCGACCAAGTTCAAGAACGGCACCGGGCAACTGGAGCGTCTGCGGGTTCGCATCACCTCCAGCGGCGGCACCGAGAACCTGCTCGACGTGTCCTTCCCCGACACGATGCGCGGCCCCATGATGTCGATCACGGTCACGGAGGTGAACGGTCGGCGTGCGTGCGTGGTGAACTTCACGGCGGTCGCCGCGCTGTCCTTTAGCGACAACGAGGGCGGGACGAACTACCCGGCGATCTCGCACCGCTGGACTTCGCGCTTCAGCCTGGATGCGACCGGCCTCGTGACGCGGACGGTATCCGGCGTGGTGACGGTCGATCTTGCGGCCACGGGGACGGACTCCACGATTGCACCGGACGGAACCCTCGTGTCCGTGAGCGGGAAGCGCCCGTGGGCAGACCTGCTGCGGAAGGCGATCCTGCCCGCGATGAGCTTCGGCGGGCCGTGGCGGCGGGAGTCGCAGACCTTCGCCTACAACGAGGCGGGGAACGGACTGATCTACGAGGTGACGGACTCGCAGGCGCGGACGGACTTGCCCGATGCCGCGTTCTCCGGTACTGCCGAGTTCACCTACGAGCGGACGCGGCAGGCGCTGGCATTCGCCAACCTGCGCTTCTCCTGCACCCTTGAGGGCGCGGTCGGCGGGGATGTCCGCAACCTGATCGCAGCGGCCATCGTCCTGGCGCAGTCGCGCATTTCCTTCTCGCAGAGCATCATCAACCGGCTCGTGGTCACCGAGCAGGAGATGCTGAAGAAGGCGCAGGTGCGGCTTGAGCTGGACGCGCAGGCTCCCGCCTTGGCGGTCAGCAGCCCGTCCGTGACGCAGTTCGCCGTCCCGCTTGCCAACCTAATCGGTCGGCACTTCTCGGTGTCGCGTTCCTGCGATTGGCGACCAGACCCCTACGGCGGCGCGGACGGCGTGGCGGGCATCCCGCATTGGTACGGCAACAACGCGCAGGCGAAGCCGTACTCGCTGACCTCGCTGGTGGTCGCGGATGTCGTGCAGGCCATCACGGCGGATTGCCCTGCGGGGGTGCCGACCGTGGCATTCCTCGGGGACACCTCGGACTTCACGGCGGCAAACGCGGAAATTGCGGTCGGCCCCTACGCGCAGCCCCTGTCCGAGTTCACCTCCAGCGGGCAGGTCAACAGCGTCGAGCGGCAGATGACCACGACCACGGCCCGGACGCAGACGCGGATGCACCGCCTGCAGACGCTGTACACGCAGGGCGCGGACTTCGTGTTCCAGGCGGGCAAGGCCGCGCCGGTGATCGAGGAAACGACCACGGTGCGCCGGGTCGGGTCGCCGCCCACCCGCGTGTTCCGGCCCATCCCGGCGGGCTTCATGGTCATCGGGGACGATTGGAAGGTCAACCACGGGGATGTCGATGCCACGGGGCATCGCACCTTCACGGGCATCTACACGCGGACGCTGATGGCCTATGACGGCGGCGGCTCCACGAGCAACGGGTACAGCACGGTGAGCGGTCGGCGGCAATGGTGGTCGCCCACGAGCAGCGTGGGTGCGCCGCTGACGCTCGGCTACGAGCAGACCGATCAGCAGCCCTCCAACAGCGTCCTGAGCCTTGGCGCTGCCGTGTTCGCCTACCAGCTCGGGACGGCGCAGAACTACGCATGACCGTCCAGGCGTACATCACCGCAGGCGCGAACGTCATCCCGGTGCTGCTGCCGGATGCGGTCATGCTCGACACGGCGCGGCAGATCGGGATACCGGAGGGCGACCTCTTCAGCGTGGACATCCCGCTGGGGATGACGCGCCATACCTGCGCGAAGGTGCTGATCGCCTCCACCCAGATGGCGAACCTCTACGCTAGCACCAACGTGTCGCTGACGCTTGAGGACTCAAGCGGCGCGTCCATCGCGCTGTCGAACCTGTACGCCCGCCCGCCGCAGCCGTTCTTCTGGGGGCAGCAGGGCGGCGTGGTCATGGTCGAGCTGGTGGATGTGCGCTGGTACTGGAAGTTCACGACCGGCGCGATCATGTCCGAGACCTTGGCCCCGCTGTGGTCATCGGACGGTCGTTGGCAGGTGAATGGAACGGGGGCCACGAACCCCATCCTGACCTACAGCAACCTGCTGACGCGCATCTCGACGGCTGCGACCGCGATGAACCTCGGCGGCACGTCCCC